CAACAAAGCAGGCAAGGCTTCATTTGCCAAGCCTTGTATTGCTCCTGTCAGGTTTGTCATCTCATCGTTAAATTTAGCCGCCGCTGCAGCGGTTTCTTTGTCGAGGGTTAAATTTAACTCTTTTGCTTGATCGCGTACTTTCCTAATGCCTTCTGCTCCGCCTTCCATTGTTTGAATCAACGCAACACCTTCAGAGTCAAACAATTTCATAGCCAAGCGAACACGATCAGATTCGCTTCCAAGACCCATTAACGCATCCGCAACGACTTCAAATTTTTGATCGAGCGGAAGTTTGTTGAGTTCAACAGCATCTAGGTTCAGTTCTTTTAACGCGCCTTTTGCTTCACCGAAACCGCCTGCGGCTTCAGCAACGCGACGTGTTAATCGTTGCATACCCATCGTGAGCGTTTCAAAACTAACGCCTCCAATTTTGGCAACGTGTTCATACTCAGAAAGAGCCGAAACGCCTATGTCTAAACGTTTGGAAAGTTTGTCGAGACGGTCAGCGGCGTTAATGGTTTGTTTTACAAATCCACCAATACCCGCCGCACCCGCCGCGAAGATGAAACGCTTGGCTAAACCTTTAAGCGCATCGCTAGTGCGATTGAGATTATGGTCAACAGACTTAAACGCTTTCTGCGTTTTATCATGTGCAACTATATTGATTGTTGCGTCAGCAACTGCCATTAGCGTCTAATCTCTTTTTGTTGAGCCACCCACTCGAACCAACAAGCCCAGTAGGTCAACTCGTCCGTTGTCATTGTTTCAGTCAGTTCCCCGACTGTTTTGTGCAAATGCTCGGCGAGTCTAAATATCAGGATGATTTCTTCGTCGCCGCTTCTGAGTTTTTTCTTGCGTCCTCCACGGTTGTTTCTGGTTCTTCGTTCATGGCGTTAATCACGCGAACGATTACGTCGGGATCGACTGACTCCATCAATGCTTTCTTATCATTGTTGTTGAACAGTTTTTTCCCATCGCCATCAAGCGCACGAATAATCAAAGTCTCGACCAGTGACTCAAGCGAGCCGTCGTTGACGTATTTGAAAATCCGGTTCCGTTGAGCAAGCGTCGTCGGCTTGAAGTAGATGGTGGAATCCCATTCGGAAACCACCACCGACCCCATAGGCGCGACGAGTTTATCTCGCCAGTGTGTTTTCGCTCTAGCGAGAAGTTCAGCACCGTTTGACATTTAATCTCTCCTATCGGTTAGGGTGCGGTTCCCCAAGTTACGCCGCCAGTTACTTGAAAGCCGAATGAACGCTCAATAATGTCGCCCATATCGACGCTGACGCCCACGCTGTTAATCAGCGCAGTCATCGTCGCATAGGTGTCACCGGTGTCCGCTCCTTCGGGGTACAGATTCAGCGTGACACTTGAGCCAATCGTCATTGCTTCTTGACCAGTTGCATCGGTCTCGTCCCAATGGCAAGTGATCGTGCCGCTCGCGTCCGTCATGCCGACGAGATACGTCTTGGAGGCGTCCCCCATTGCGCTATCTTCGACCGTATCAGCAGACTCGTCCAAAGACCAGTTTTTGATTTCGGCAACCGTATTCGCCCCGACTTTACAGGTGCCGTCTTTTCCGTGATGTGTTGCCATTTAACTTATTCCTCGTCGCTTGGCTTGTTGATGATAGGCTCTGGCTTTGCAACCTTTGCCCGTGCTACTGGCTTGCCACGATGTTTCCATCCTTTGGCTTCCATTTCTTTCTCTTTGGCAGGATGGACAATAACCACCGTGCCTTTGAGTTCCATTTCAATCGCTTTAACCATTAGGTCGCTCCTTGCGTGAAGTCGTAGGTAACTCGGACAGTGACCCGAATACCACCGACCGGGAATAAAAGCCCTTCATCAGTTTCGACCAAAACGGTCTCCGTGTTGAGGGCGTTGCCGCCGCGAGTTCTGTCTGCGTCCAGTGCTTCCTCGATGCCTTCAATAAGTTCGTTTCTGGAAGTGTCGATGCCTGACCCTTTGACATAACCCACGATGACATAATCAATCGTTCCCTGACGAGTGGTGTTTCCCATCGTCGTATCTTCTCGCGTTTCTGCGCTTGTCGATATCCAACAAGACGGAAACTGCTGATCCGATAATTCATCCGCTTGAAAAGGATCACGGGTGATCTTCTTCAGCGTTGGAGATGACATTGCATCAAGCACTGTCACAATGTTTGCGGCAATGTCTTCTCGTTTGCTCATGCTTTAGCAAAAGCCATTTGCTTTATGAATTCGTTTCTAAATACGTTTATCACTAATGGTTCTTCGCTCTTGGCAATGTCGAACCACTTTCTGACAGACAAGTTGCCTCGCCCGTGGTGATGCCACATTGCTTTCTGTCCTTCTGCTACGCTTGTGAAATAAACTTGCCCGATGAAAGGATTTTTTGCTCTCGATTTAATTGCGCCAAACATCTCGCCGCTATCAAATAAATCCACCCGCCCGGTATGTCTTCCTCTTTTCCTTCTTGATCTATCTGTGCTTTTTGCATAAGGCGTAAACGAACCGCCTGCGCTTGATTGTCCTGATAACGTTCTGCGCTTAATTGCTAACTCTGCAAATATCGCTGTCCTTAATATCGCCGTCTTGGATGCTTTCTCAATCTTTCGAGGGAAGCGTTTAATCATCTCCTTGATTTCTTTGTCATCAAGCGAGACGCTTACATTCATCTTTGCAATCGTCCAAAGTGCAGTGGTTGCTTCTCCGATGTGACTATTGAACCATCCTCATCGGAATCGTATTCAATTCCATCCTTCAAAACTTTGTCGATCTCATCGTCATACGCGGATCGGTAAAACTTCATCATCTGCTGATAGCGATCTTCACCGCCGTCGGCTTCCCATCGAGTTAATTGCGGCAGGGCGTACCAACCGAGAACCCGATAAGCGGCGGCTCTGGTGAACTGTGATTCGGTCAGGAGGCTTGCGTTCATCTCCCCGCTGATATTGCGGAAAGGCCACCATCTGATCCGCAGTTCCCGCTCGATGTCCGCTTGTGCTTTAGCGTGTTCGTCGGTAAATGCGCTGATGCCGTAAGTCAGGATATCCGGTTGCAGTTCAACCAGATCGCTGTCTGCGCTCATTGCCATTCGTTAAATCCCCGAAGGGGCGAGGCGCGGTGTCAGTGTTTCCGCGCCCCGCGTTTTAGTTGGGTTTAGAGACCCGCGTCGAAGTACATCTCGATGCCGTAGTTGTCTTTCAACTCAGCAACGCCGTAACAGGCCGTGGCGTTGAGTTCCCAACCGCGAATGGACGCATCGCGCTGTGGCTCGATGTTCACATCCCACTTGATCGCCAGACCAAGCGCCTGCGGCACGAACACCGCGCCTTTGGCATCACCAGAACCGTCGATGGTGATATTCGCAGACTCGAACATATCCACACCGGCAAGCGTTCCGACGTAGCCGTTACGCATGGCTTCGTTCTGTAGGTCGCCACCGTTCGGGTTAGCGAAGGTGTTGGTCAGGTTGGCTTTCAGGTTGTAGACCTGATAGGGATGAAGGACAGCGTACTTGCGGCCCGGTGCTTTCGCGTTGTCCAACTGAGCGGCGGCATTGAAGATATGCGCGGCGGTCAGTTCGGTCGTGGTGGCTCCCAGAGAGGCCGAGAAGCCATCAAAGAGGGCGATGAGGTCTTCGTCCATCTTCTTGGCAACGGCTTCGCCAAGCACTCGACCGAGGTCGGCGGCGATGTCGCGGGAAGAAGAACGAGCAGCCAGATCGGTCAGAACGGCCTGCACACCCACTTCGCCTGCGGTAATCGTGGCGCTTGAGGTAGAAACAGCCGTCGAGGACATATCCGAACCCTCGGTCAGCGCGGACGCGCTCACTTCGGGGTAAATCGGGACTTGGATCGCTTTGCCGTCATCCGCGCCGATGTCGTACACGGTGACGAGGTTACGCACGAGGGATTGCTCCTGCGCGGTGAAAATTGCTTCGCGGACGATATTAACAAATAGATCGTCGAGCGTAGTCGTGGTGCTTGATGCCATTAATGGCCTCCCAATGTAATAACGGTGATTGATGACCCGTGATTACAAAGGTTGCCCACGGTAGCAACCGCCCCGATTAATTCAAGTCAGTCGGTCTGACCTAACCCGCGAGACAGCGCGGTCTGATTTGTGAGATTGTACAGAAAAAATCTTATGCGTCAACGCATCTTGATATAGCCTTTGTTGCGGTTCAGATTTTGCTTTCGCCACTCGGCATACTCTTCGTGCGACATATCCATTAAGTTGGTCTTTGGCATTGTGCCGCCGATAGATGATCTTGACCCGGCCCCGGATGGGGTAGCCGCCACGAAGTGCGGATTGCCAGAAAGAAACTCGTTCACAAGCGAATCAGGAGTCATCGCGGAGCCGTCTTCGCCGTATCGAGTAACGCCGCTGTTATCCACGACCTCGACCTGTCCGTCATCCGTCATTCTGACATTGGTTCGCAACAGATTCGCCACTTGTTCTGCATTGATCGCCTTACCCCGGCTTGCGGCTGACAATAACGCGCCGTCTACCTTAACTCGGCGCAGTTCTTCTTGCAGGGCGTTGATGCGGGTGTCTTTCTTCTCAGACATCTGCTTGAGTACGTTCTCGAACTCGCCGCGCTCCTTCTGCCTCTCTATCTCAGCATCCTCGCGCTCCTGCTTCCAACTGCGGTATTGGTCAGGATCAACGCCGTCAAACTTGCGCTCGAATTCGCGCTTGTTCTTATCGAGCCGCTTCTTGATTAGCGCATCGACTTCCGCTTGGGTGAATACCTTTTCATTTTCGACGCTTTGCGGCTCCGCGCTTGGCTCCGCTGATTGTGCTTCATTCTCGTTTTCCATGATCTCGCCTGTTTCTTCGTTCATTGATAGCCCCTAAGTTATCCAGTCAGGATCGACCGGAATAAAGTGATGACGGCAGTTGTAGCCGCCCCGAACAACGAAAGGATCGCCCGGCGCTTTACCGGCCCAATCCTCGCTTCCCCAAAGTTCTCGTATTCGTTCTTCGCTCATAACTTCGCCGACGTGCTCTTGGCAGAACGGGCGTGAGTCCCTAACAAGCGAGCCAAAATATTGATAGTGGGTAAGACCTGCCTCTTGCGCTTTAGCCTGAGTGAATGAGCCGTTGAATTGCATTATCGAATCATGGACTTGCTGATAAGCATATCTGCGCAAATTGTTTCCCGCTTTATCTCGACCATAGATGGTTCTTAATTTCTCGGTCGCTTCTGCGACTTGCTCTTGCTTGCCCGGTATAAATTGATTGTCTTTTATGAAGTCCACCAATCTTTGCGCCTCATCGCTATCACTTTTGATGAAAACACCGTTAATTGCTTGCTTCATTTCTTTTACGGTTTCAGACTTTGGCCTTCCTGCTAACACGCTTTGATAAAGCCCATTTGCCAACGTATCAACAAACCTTGCAGCAACATCCTGATAACCAGAGAAAGCAATTCGCTTCAGTTGCGCTATCACTTCGGCATCACCCGCAACGAAGCCTTCTAATGCTCCGATGCGCTCCATCATCTTCACAACGCCAGATGCAATATCGTCATACTCCCTAACGCTTTCATCCGCATATGTGAGAAACGTCCCGCGCATTGCGGCTTCGATTTCTACACGCTTGGCGATTGCTTCTGATGGCGTTAATGCAGACGCGCCGACTATCTTTTCGACCTCATCCTCAAGCCTATCGAGAACGCCCTGCAATCGGACG